GATTTTGGAACTGGCCGAGACTTTAACGCCTGTTGCAATTCTTCTAACTGCTTCTTGACCAAAAGTCCTTGTGAGTGCATAGGCTTTGATTTCATTTGCTGCATAAGTAGCCAGCGCGCTAGATTCTGATTTAGCTTGGCTAACGGCTTCATCATCCATCGCTTTGAACGCGGTAATGATTGAGCGGAGCTCGCGCTTGTCATAGCTGATTGGTAACTCATCTGCCACCGCTACGCTCCTTTAATATATCTATGGCCGTCATTACTTGGTCTATATCTGTCCAGTAAGGCATTGGAATCCCAGTTGCGATAGCAATCTCGATGATTAGTCGGTTGATGCTTCCGGGCTCGTAACTTTTGGGCTTTCATCTCCAATCGTCATTTCCTCAACTGTCAGCTCCCAAATCTCTTGGGACTTGGTTGGCTTCCCTGCTGCTTCGCGCTTATACGCAAAGTAAGCAAGATCTAAGAAGTCCGCTTGCTGATAAGCCGAGATATCCTTCATCGAATAAATCGACTTACCAGTTTTGCGTTCCCACTTAGCCCATTCTGGCAAGCCAGCTTGGTAAGTAGCTGATTCGCCTGAGCTGTATTTAATTGTGATTGATATTTTCATAGCTCCCGATGCTCCGATCTCTTAGCTGAAGGTCTCTGTTGGTGTTCCAATTACTGTCATCGTCCAAGTGTCGGTGAGTGCTCCAGGAGCAGCTCCACCAGCAGTTGGGAAGATTGGCAATACTGTAAAAGCAAATACCGCTCCAGTTACTGCTGTAAATGAAACATTGAGTGCTGTGTTTGGTGCAGATTCAGCATCTGCCCACATTGCTTCAAATAAAGAGCTTGCAGCTCCCCAATCCTGTAGCAGTTCAATTGTGAAAGTCCATTGCTTATCTACTGACTTATAAGCGCGACCATCAAGCGTTTGATAAGTCTCGATGATTGTGTCGCAGCTTAGGACTGCGCTTGTTGCTTGGGCGTCATATGTGGCTGCATCAAGTGTGAAGGTCACATCGCGCCCAGTTATTACTGTTGTTGGCATTTGGGTCTCCTATGCGGTTTGCTCGTAGCGGACGCTCAAGCGGATATCTGAAACTAGTAGGGTTGTGTTTCCTACTTCAGTTACTGATGGTCTTTCGACTGTCGATAACTCATACTTGGAAGCGTTTAACGCTCCAAGAATACTAATAATCATTTGCTCTAAATTATCTAAAGCTGCTGCATTGCTAAAATAAGCAACGCAAGCGGTTATGGTGTAATTCAATTTAACTCTAGTTGTCGATTTGCCTAAAACTTCAAGCTCCATATAGGGCGAGTCTGGTATTACAACTATTGCAGGGACAATTGGCGCTTCAGGGACTGAATCGTAAATATTGGCAGATACGCCTGCTAGAGCAGTCTTAATAGCTCCTCGGACATCCGTAGCAATTGTGCTTGCTGGCATTAGCCCACCATTGTCTCGACATCAAGATACGGCCCTAGAAGGCCAGTTACCTTGGCAAGTAAATTCTTAGATAAGCGGTAAGGCGTTACGGCAAAATCTACGCCTTCTATTGATCCGCCTGCTGCTGTTCTTGCTTGAAAGATTTCGACTGAGATAGCCAGAATTGCAGCTTCAGCATTGGCATTTCCGACATAGGTTGATAATCCAGAGAGCGCAGCGTTTCCGGCTGGGATAACATTTTTTTCCAATATGTCAGCATTGGTGATTGCGACTGTGAATACATAATCTGAAATTTCGTCATCGGTTACTGTGTGTGTGCCATTAAATGGTGATCCGCAGCCAGTAATAACTACGGATTGGCCTTCTGTGAATTCTTGAATTGTTGCGGTTTCAAAGTAAGCGATATTATTTTCAAGCTTTACTTTGTTGATTTTGCTTTGAAAAGTGACCAGCATTGGAAGAACTAGGTTCTCTGAAGCATCGACAATATCGTTTAGATAAGCATCGTTATATAGGGATGACGAAACGCCAAGAATCGTCCTAAGCTCTGTGGCCGTAACTATTGTTGGCATTTCGTCATCCTTTCAAGCAGTTAGGTGAGCGGCCAGCTCGGGAGCGGACTGGCCGTCACTATTTGAGTTTTTTAGTTCTTGTTGAAGTAGCAAGCTCCGTCAGCGACCTTAACTGCAAGTGCGCCGTAGCCATAGTAGGCAACTTCAATTTGACCATTTAGAGCTACATTGGTCTGGAGACGGAATCTGCTTGATTCATACCAAGTGTAAGAATCTGGATTTACTACAATCATCGAACCATCGCCAAGAGGTAATGATGGATGAGCAGCAGTAAGTGATCCAAGTGCGCGAGAAACATAGAGTCCAAGTCCAGCAACATTTCCGCGAAGGCTTTGTGGGCTAGCTACGCCAGCTGCATTCTGTGGCTGTGATGCTGTGTAGATTGGGCGGCCAGAATCATTATAAGACATAATCTTTGACCATTGCTCAGGTGTAACAATAAGGTTTCTAGCAAATCCCAAAGAGTCCTTATAAACCTCAGCAGCTGCTTCGGATACGAAAGTAAGAATTCCTGCTGCTGTGTTATCAGCTGCTGTGGCAGCAATTTGTCCATTGCCAAGCAATTGACCAGCAACGAACTTATCTGTTGCTAGAGCATAAGCGAATTCCATTTGACGAACTAGCTCATCAAAGAATACTGGGTTAGAACGATCAAGAAGTTCTACTGAGAATGTCTGGCCACCTGCATACTTATTAACATTTACTGTTAGGAAGTTGTTGGTCATTCCAGTCTCAACAATTGCATCGCCTTCGTTCTCATCTTCAACTGTTGGAACGGCTGTAATCTTTGGAATCTCAAAGGACATTCCAGCATCTGGTAGAACTCCAGTTGAGATTGCATCAATTGTGCTGCGGTCAGCATTTGATAGAGGATTGATAACCTCAGTTAGCTGGCGAGTTGGGATTAAGCCAGCGTTGTTGCTGGTGGTGTCATCTGCTGCCATAACATACTGGCGAGCTGCGTCATCACCGAGTTTAGCGCGGACGCTATTTTCAAGATATTTTGCCTTGGTGAATTCAAGGCGAGGTGCTGTGTAAAAGGCTGGGCGAGACGCCTCAACCATATTTGCTTTAGCTGCTTCAACCGCTTCTTCAACGGCAGGAGCAGGAGCAGTAGTGTCAGACACTTGGTCTCCTTCGTTTGGGTTCTCTGAATCAGCGGTTGCTAAATCAGAATCTTCTTTTGGTGCTTCATTCTCAGAAGCTGCTACTTCGCTTACGCGAGCAGAATCAATTGCAGGATCAGTTACTAGAGAAACTTCATCTAGGGTCGCTGAGGTAATCTGCATAATGCCTTTGTTGTTTGTCCATTCGTTAATCTGGGCTCCAACGCTAAATCCATCGCGCAAGCCTTCAGTTGCTTCAATTAGGGCATCTTCTCCAGCCATAGTATTGGCAATCTTGAAAGTAGCTTCGATGCCAGACTTAGTTACATTGTGAGAGACCATTTTACCAATTGGGCGAGTGCGGTCGTGCTCAAGAAGCAACTTGACTGGCTTCATTTCAATCGAGTCTGCTGCGAATACTGTTGGGCCAACTGAAGTATTGCCTTGCTCGTTCCAAGTCACAATAGTTCCAGTTATGGTGCGCTTAATTGTGTCGGCCGCTGTAACGACCATTGGGATATTAACTTTCATTTGGAATCAAATCTTCCTCTCGCTGAATTTGCTCAACGCTCATCGCGCCAATGCGGTTTAGGATTTCATAAACTTGAGCTCTCTCTAATGCGTTACCGCGTAAGAAGTCATCAAGTGCAAAGCGCGTCATTACTGGATTGGGTGTGAAGTCCGGCAATGATAGGCGTTCCTCAATTGCCTTAAGTATTGGGCGAAGTGAGAAATCTACTAGTGAGCGCCGCTCGGACACAGCGTTTGAATAAGTCATCGAAGTCGTTTCGGCGCTCAAGAAGTAGGCAGGTATTCCACAAGCCCGAGCTAATTCTAGTGCTACATATTGACGCGCCTCTGCAAGTTGCATTGATTTAGGATCAAAGCCAAACTGTTGCAATTCCACATCTGCATTTAGGAAAGCTGTTGAGCGAGATTGGCGAGCAGTTTTCCAAGCGGTTAGCAAGGATGAAATTCTTTCGGCAGTTAGATTAGTGCCATTTGATTTTAATACCATTGAAGGTGCTGGCTCTTTAGCATAATTAACTGCTGCGTTCTCAAGATAAACTGCTGCTGCAATTGTTTTGCCAGCTCTGTGAAGCAATCCTTCATCTCCGCCATCAAATCTTATGATTGAACCTACGCCATTAAGCGGAACTGCTTTACCATCAACTTTGTAGCCAGTAATTGTGGTGTTAAGGAAATCAGTATCAACTGTAACGCGGTCTGGACTTACGCGAGTCCAAGCTCTTACGCGTCCGCCATCTGTTGCGCTATACATCTCAAGCACTTGACCATAACCAGCGCCATATAGCCAGATATCTTCTGCAAGCCAGCAATAAATCACAAATCCTGCAACTCTTGGGTCTGGCTGATTGATTACTCTGTGTGGATCAACATACTGGCCAGTTATGCGATTAAAAGTCGTTAAAGGTAATGAGCCAATAGTTCCGCATATGATATTGCGAGCTCTAGCAACGGATGGAACGCTCATTGCTAATTGGCGAGTAGTATTAGTTGCACCGCCGAGAATATTATAAACTGAATCGCTAATCTGAACTGGTGTTAAAGCTGCTTGAACATCAGTAACGGCAATAGGGCGCTTGGCCTCAACTGCTGGAAATAGGAAATCTCTTATAGCACCCATTGCTTACATTGTAAATCAGCCGACTTACACAATTTGGATATCAACGCTACTTTCAGCCATCGTTGCATAGTGTGTTGCCAAAGCCGATGCAATCGCTCCGCAAATTGTCGTATTACTTACCTTGCGACCCATTACCCAGCCGCCGTCTCCAAAGGGTAGCTTGACGGCGGATAGGCATTGTTTAGTCAGCTCATCTTGTCCCGAGTGAGCCAACCGCTGAGATGAGATTGCTCCCAGTAACTCATCGCAGCTTTGTGCATAGTCAAGGCCATCTATCGGCTCAACTCTAATACCAGCAGGAGCTAATCGCGCAGCTACTGCCGAGGCGGTTCTGGCTGAATAGGCAACCAACTGAACTGGATACTTTCGCACCCATTCCGCTACATCGTTAGCCATTGCTTTATCATCCAGATTGGCAGGGTTATGCCAAGTCTGAAGCAATATGACTTGGAACTTATCGCCCTCAAGTCTTTGGCTAGCGACTAGCGCCGCTTCTTTTCTACTAGGGCTTAAATCAATAGCCAGCCAAGTATCTGCCTCAGGGTTGAGTCGAAGTCCCTTAACTCTGCAACTCTCCCACTGAGACGGATTGATAACTGGATTTATGGTATCGACCCATTGACATAAAACTTCTGTGCGCACAATATCCTCGGGGTCTGACAGGACTGCTCGAATATTATCTGGATGAACAGTTATGCCAAGTGATGGATTAGCTTGGCAGACACCTAGCCAGAAGTCCGGGGAGTTATCAAATTTAATTCCTTGAGGCGCTGACCATTCGAACCAACCAATATCATCATTGCTACCGAATATGGCGGCCATCGCTCTTTCCCTAAGTTTATTTAGAACGATGCTGTGTTGATCCCCAGCATTTGAATAAACCCATATTTGAGGATTTGGGCTAGCCATTTGGGTATATCGCAAGGCAGACCAAACATCCTCATCTTTATACTCTCGGGCTTCGTCTAGGTGTATCGTTTCAGGGGCTGCAATACCTCTACCAGCCGAGTTATTGGCTCTGACGATATATCGCCTACCTTCAGTAAATTGAAGCTCCTGGAATCCTTTACTCTCAAGTTTCTTAGTAAATTCAGCAGCTAGCCTTGGATTCTGTTCAATAATTCCATAAATCTTATAAAAGAGTTCTGCTGAAGTAGTTAGCTTATGGGCGGTATGAACTTGAAGTTTTTCTTTTAATACATAAATCCTAAATAGAATTTGAAGGGCCATAAAGGTTGATTTGCCTTGTTGCCGAGCGCAAAGCAAAGTAATTACTGGGTGAGCCCATCGGCCATCGGGTTTTTGTTTTAGGCTGTGATGAGCCAGCCATTGCTGCCAAGGCATAAGCTCAAAGCCGATTTCCTCGCAGAATTTAATCATTTGCTCACCTAGTGAGGGTAAATCGTTGAGTTTTGTGTGAATACGCGGTTCTGCCACACCTCGGTAAGTCGATTCGTCCCTGACTCGGGCAATCTCTCCCAATTGAGCCATTTCAATTTGTTTCATTCCTGATAGTGCCTAGCCGAGCCATTTTCAGGGAAAATCTTCCCAAT